GAATTTCGTTAAACTTGACCACGCCTGAATAGTGAGGCTGTTCGGTTGAAGCCGCGGCGTTTCCGTTAGGAGCGATTACAAAAGTTGCTGTTGTACCGAAGTTAGCCCAAAGAACGCGATAAAGAGAAGTAGCATCACCTGAAGTAATACCTTCTAGCGCCAATGCCCATTCTCCGCCTACACGCTGCTCGCAGAAGGTTTGAACATCTCCAGGAGCATCTCCTAGGGTTAGCTCTACCATAGTGGCGGCGCAGGCGTACTCAACATCTGCGATTAGAAACTTGATGTTCTCTGCGACAATTCTTGTGTTAGTCATTTCATGACCTTTCTAAATAGTAATTTCTAGCTCGAGTGAGATGTTTGCCGATAGGTATTCAGCGTTATTAGTTTGTAGATTGTAAGGCTCATTTACTCGAATCACTCGAGCGTATCTAGGCATAGCACTTATGACGTTATGAATTGCCTGATCTAGATTTTCCGTAGCTTGCTTATTGGTTGCAGTTGAAGCGATTACAACTAGCTCTAAATTGAGATCGTACTGAGTGCCTAAAGTGCTAGGTGTGAGGTAAGGGCTAGCAGAACTCATGATTACTATCGGCGGCGTTATGCGCTCCGGAACGTAATCTAAAACTCTGATGCCGGCCTCTTCTAGGTCTAGCTTTAGTTCTGCCTTAGAGAGAGTGATTTCGTTTGTCATACTGCGAAACCAACATAAGGCAATAGCAGCGGATAGACAGCCCCCATAGGGTCTTTAGCGACCCTGACGGGTGTTCCATCTAAGCTAGCGAATTGCGCCACTCCATTAGGCGCTGAACGCCTGTGAAATAGCTCTGAGGAACAGATAAGCGTTGCCTGTCTGTGTATCTGATCTGGGACAGCAGTAATAACGCCGACATAGTTGCCAACCTGAGCAGTTCCAGCATCTAGGCAGGATTGTATAAAACTACCTGTTTCGTCTGTCCCTACATAGGCTTGCAGTTCTGCCAGCGTTACTACCGTTGTCATTCAGATTTCCTTAGGCTACGATGTCTAGTTCTACGATTGCCCCGGCGAATGGTGTAGTAATCGCCATGTAACCGTAGACGCTAACTGAATCTGTCAGCGTTGTGATGTCACCATCGGTTAGACGTACTGGAGCGCCTGCAGACTCGAAGGACTGAATTGCGCGGCTGTTAGCCATGTATACCTTGTTAGCGGTCATAGCCGGGTCAACGATTACTGGCATTCCTAGAAGGTTGCCCGATAGTCCAGGAAGGTTAGCAGTTCCAACGTTGTTGACGCCCTGACCGTCTTGTAGGACTACTGGGCGGCCGTCTGAGCCTACGATTGTCATTAGGAACTTGTAGCCCTCAGTGGAGGTAACAATAGCTTCAGGTCGTAAACCAGTTCCCTCGAAGATCTTAGAAGCGCCATCAGTGATACCACCGATTAGTGCCGCTAGAGTTCCTGCAGAGATGTCGAAGATTTTCCCGGTCATAACTAGGGCTTCAACGTGTGCAACAAACGCCGCGTTAGAAGCGTTTGCATAAGCAATAGTTAGCGCCTGGAATACGGTGTTTAGGTAATCAACGGTTGATCGCTCGATTGTCTGCTTAGAGAAGCTTGTGTAACCGCCATAAGTCTTGACTGGAGCAGAAGTGTTAGCGATTGTCAAGTTACCGAAAGAAAGCGCCTCATTCTCTGGGTCTTGCTCGCCGACTACCAAAGTGTTAGCAGTTACTGAAGCGTACTCAACTGCAAGCCCGGTTCCCGGAAGTGCTGCTCTAGAGAACGCAGATAGCGCCGGGCGGTTATTGTCGATTAGGTTGTTGATCTGACCAACAAAAGCGGCAGTTGTTACGGTGTTTGCGCTAGTAGAAGCTGCGCGAGCAAGCTCAATAGCTCCGGCGTCACCGATTAGCAGTTTCTTAGCGAAATCTCCCTGTGAGCGGATTTCTGAGCCTGCAACTTTAGGGGTTGATGCTGTAAGTCCTGCTTCGACTACCCGGCGCAATTCAGCCATTTCGTCTTGCACAGAACGAACGTCTAGTTCAATGTTTTCTGACATAGATTTTCTTTCTTCTGTTTGGGTTTCGATAGCCTCAGAATCTTTCTGATCTTCTCTAACCTCGGTTATGTTTGCACCAGCGAAAGCCGGAAACGGAACTACGGAGACTTCTTTAAGGTCTACCAGTGTCCGAGTAATCAGTGAGCCATCTCTATCTTGTTCGATAGGCATGAAGCCAACTGAGAATTTATTAAGTACGCCATCACGCATTAGAGTTAGGATTTCTTCGCCTCGTAAGGTTGAACTCACTCTTGCAGTAATCTCATAGCCTGCTTCTGTTTCTCTGCCTGAGATAACTTTTCCAATAGGCTCATCGTGTCCGTAAAATAGTTTGACGTCTTCCACCGAGTCGATTGCGCCCGGAGCGAACCTTTCAGTTATGCCGCCGCCGATGTCTGCTTCCTGATTGTAAGGAACAGCTAGCCCGGTAATAGTTCTTTCCTGAGCTTCGTCTAGATTTAGGTCTGCTTCTCTGATTTCAATTTCAGGCATTTAGTCCTTCTCTTTCTCTGACTTCTTCTGCTGTAAGAATCCCAGCAGCGATAGCGGTTGAATAGTAGTTGTAACGTGTGGCAACATCGGCGCGGAATAAGTGCTGATAGTCGAACTCGACCCTAGTGCCGCGAGGCAAGCAGTTGCTTAGCGCGTCTGTTATTGCGTCGGTGTAGCCCATTAGCGTATGACGAAAAAAGATAGCGTTTTCGTCTTGCAGGTTTGAATAAGTGTCCGAGCCGCCCGGCACTGTAGACAAAAGCAGCCTGGAAGGAATGCCGAATAGTCGCGCTATGTTTACTGTTGATTGCTCCACTGTGTCAGTGAATAGAGCCTCACGCGGAGATAAAGAAATTGCCTGATAATCAAAGCCATTTCCGAGAACTGCGATTTGTCTGTTCTGCTGCTTATTGTGCCAATTGTCGGTAATCGTGTCGGCCTGATCTTTGTTTACCTGCTGCCCGGTCTTCAAGATACCTGTCGGCACGCCTGCTTGGTTGAACCAGTTCTTTGCATAGTCGCGAAGATCTAGCGCCGCCGAGATGTCTTTCCGACATGAGTAGATAGGGCTAACACCTCTAAGGTCACCTGACTTAGTAAAAAGCTTCAGTTGCTCCATCTCGTTTGCGCTGTAGCTAACTCCTTCGTAGCTGTAGTAAACACCCTGGGCTAAGTCCTGATCGTTTACATAAGCGACAGATACCGCAGAAGCCGGAAGAAGGGTAAGGCTGTTTACTTGTCCGTTTGAAGAAAAGCTTTTGTGCCAAAAGGCATTACCCTCTAAGGCTAGTGATGTCACTGTCTGAAATAGAAAGTCGCGCCTGTTGCTATTTATGTCTGGCTTATTTACCAGAACCGGGCTTTCAATCCTGAAGTCCATTCCAGTTGCATAGCGATAAGTCTCGATTGGCATTTTAGAGATTGGCGTAGCTATGATCTGCACCGAGCGATAAACTGCCGTCAAGCTCAGGGCTGTATCTGCTGTAACCGTTGCGTCTGAGCGCGTTGGGATAGTGGGCTGTTTAGCGCGCTTCTGCATAGGCGCGTTTGTAATTCTTTGCCATAGTGTTGCCATGCACCTATCCTAATTACATTAGTGTAATTTAGAATACACCGATTTGGGCGTGTTGGGCGCGCGAACTTACATACAAAGCGAAAATGGTCGCGAGCAAAGCATCTATCTCACCTAGTGATTCTTTTCTAGAGATAAGCCAATTCTCTCCGGTGTACTTAGTCACTCCGTTAGGAGATTGCATAATTAGTAACGGGTCGTTATTGTGTGTTACCATCTCAGTTGAAAATAGTGCATACACTGCCGAGCAAGCTGCCGTTACTTCCTTAGTCCAAAGCTGCCACGTTGGAATGCCTACGGACTTTAGACGCTTGCCTATGTTGGTTAGCTGTCTATCGTCTAGCGCAATTGCTCGGGGCGCGTGTTCTGCGAATAGCTCCGTCAGGCGCGTAAAGATTTGATCTTCAGTTGGGTTTACGAAAGTCTGGACTAGCTCTGTCTGCTGCTTGCCGTCTTTAGAGTTTGCAACTGCGATAGTAGCGTGTTCCCAGTTGCGACTAACATCTACTGCAAACACTGCACCCTTCATTTCTTCAACACCCTGACCGCCTGCTTTTCTAAACACTGCACTAGGCAACCAGCTAGCAGCAGAACCGCTAATGAATTGATTTAGCCTGTAGCGTCTGGCTTCGTGTTCTGGCAAAGTCTGCAAGTCGCTAATCACCTGGGCTAGTGGAATGCGCCCGGCTGCAACTGAGGGATTAGCTGCGAAGATTGCCTCGGGGTCAGTTACCGGAGCATTCTCTTTAGCTTCCCAAAGAAAGAATCCAAAACGCTCTAGCTCGGGGTCACCTGAAGCTGCTTTCCTGCCGGACTTGTATAAGTCAATTAGGGTTTCTGAGTTCTGATCGCCTGCTGTAGTTATGCCTAGCACTAAACCATCTCTGCGCTGAGACGTGCCAAACACTGCCGCGCTCCACATTCCGACCTTAGCCAGGTGCAGTTCGTCGAATAGACAAAGCGAGATCGGGATACCTTGAAGGGCTGATTCTTTAGCGGCTTTTACGTCATACCTACCGCTGCCGTCTGCTGTGACGATGCCACGCATCTCAGTAGCTTTCTTGAACCGCTTAGACAGAAACTTATTGTTCTGGATTACAAACAGAACCCGAGAATAAATAATGCGCGCCTGATCTGAGGAACTGGCAAGCGATAGCACCTGAGCGCCGGAAGGCTGATGCACTAGTAACCCGTAAAGCCCCAAGATAGCCGCGAGTAAACTCTTGCCGTTTTGCCTGCCTAGACTAACTACCGCTTGCCTGTATCTAAGTCTGCCTGCAAGATCGGGATTTGGGTGTGTGTCTGGGTATCTTTCTAGAAGGTGTCGAAGTAGCCACTTCTGCCATTCGTCTAGCTCTAGCCCGTCTGGACTCTCGGGAGCTTTCCAAGCTATCGTTGCTAGCTCTATAAGTAAGTCACCGTCTGTTATAAAGTTTTCAGATAGCGGCTTAGTGTAGCTAGCTGGGAGCTGAAGCATTACCTAGTTAGCAGCTTCTCGAGTGGGTCTAATTCGTGCCTGTTGGCGTTGATCTGTGATTGCAGTTCCAAGATTGTTTTGCGTAGCTCCGCTGCGGTTGAGGTGTGTCCGGTTTCGTCGAAGGAAGCCGCTAGACGTAATGCCATTTCGGAGATTACTTTTTGTTCAATGGTCAATGTAAGGCTGTCTAACCACTTGCTAAGTGTTTCGTGAATCATGCGCTGTACCTCCTCGGATAATCTAGCTATTCTGTCTTAACTTGTGG